TGTATATTGATTACCAGCAAAAATTACATCTTGGTTTTCATTAGTATTCACTCCATTATGAAAATAGTAAACTGTATTGGAACCATGAATAGCAGTTATTAACTCAAGTTGAAAAAGCTCAATAATACTACTTGGATTTATTTTTTGTAACTCTGATACAGGACTTGTCATTAAGGCTCAAATACTTGTTGAAACGTCATAGTTAATTTAGCTCTATTGACATAAGGAATTGTTTTAGTCCAACTAAGACATATCCACTTATATGCAGCACCACTTCCAGGGGGTTGCCAATCAAAGGAAGCACCATCTTCTGCTCTAGCTTCAAGAAATGCCTCTATAACATCAGAATCTGCTTCACTTACATCAAAATTAAGTGACCAAACATATGGAATAGTATTTAATCCAAATTTAATTCTATGTTGGTAACCATCATTGAATTGTGCAATATTTATTTTAGGTCTTGTAGTCTTACGAGCTTGATAAGTAGGACTAATTGAAGGAAAAGTAGCCATTATCCTAATAGACCTCCTGGGCGTTTTTCTTTAATCAGTTCTGCTTGAACTGCTGCTCCTATTAATCTACCTAACTCTTCTCCACCTGTCTCATCACCTTCAACAGAAGAACCAGAAGCATCTACATTTACGATTACATTTGTAGATCCACCAAGAGCATGATTTGGTGTAATCATTCCTGATACACCTGGGCTAAACATCTCAGGTCCACGTTCTCCAACAAGGTAACTGCTTCCACCTTTTACTGGACCGCCATCTGCTCTTTTAATACTAGATATTCCAAATGAACCTGGTTTTAAAGCTGAACCGCTTGGTATATTCGTTCCAAAGGTTCCAGGAGCAGGTTTAAATGGTGTAGGACCTCCAAAATTAAACATATTAGTAAACAATCCTAAAAATCCTTGTTGTATTTGTGTAGCAGCCATCCTTGCAGCAGCATCTAAAAAATGATCTGCAATTTTATTTAACATACTTCTAAACGCTTCTTGAACAGTCATTGTTCCTTTAATAATTCCTTTGAAAGACTCTTCAAATCCATCTTTTATTGCCATACTTAAATCTAATATTTGTCTTATTGGATTTAACATTTCTCTTAGTTGATCTGTAGGTGCACGAAATTCTGCTAAAAACTGCATTTGCTCATTTATTTTTATTTGATTTTCTAAAAGTTCTTCTGCGGTTAAATTTGTATCATCAAATTCTTGATTAAATTCTTTTTGTTTTTTAGTTCTAAATTCTTGTCTTTCTATTTCCGTATCGTATGCTTGTTTAAATTTACCTCTGCTATTTATAAAAACTGCATTAAAATCAAAATCTTTCATTTTTTGATCTGTTGCACTTTTTCTTCTTATGTTAATAATTTCTTTTTGAAGTTCTAACTGAGCTTCTAATGGTCCTTTAGTAGCTAATGTTTGCAAAAGTTCTCTTCTTTTTTCTTCACTAATATTTGCTGACAATTCTTGTATTTTACCTAAAACTGATTCTGTATCTCTAAGTCCTGATAAAGAATCAAAAATTTCTCTAGAACCAAAGGCTGATAATAATGTTCCTGCTTGATCTGCTCCAAAAGTTTTAAAAGTTGCTGCTAATTTAACTGCCTCTTGGTTCGTAATATCAAATTCTTTTGCTAAATCTTTTATTTGTTTTCTTGAAAATTCAGAAGAAATACCCATACTTGATACATCTTGATTTAATTTTCTTACTTCTTTTCTAAAAGCTCTTACTTTTTCTATTTGTGCAGCAACAGCAGTAGCTGCAATAGAAGCAGCAAAACCACCACCTGGTGCGAGTGCTCCTCCAATACCACCAGCTATACCACCCATAACGGAACTTAATCCACCAGCACCAAACAATAAAGGGAAACCTCCACCAATCATTGCACTACCAGCACCACCTCTAACCCTACCCATTGCACCACCTGGCATACCAAATAATCCGCCTTCTTTAAATTGTTGTCGTAATCTAAATCCTCTTGGTAATGCTGGCCCTATCTGACCACCAGGAACTCCAAATCCTCCAGGCAATCCTGCAAATGCTCTTTGTGTTTGTTGTTGTGTTTGAATTGTTGCTATTTTTGCAACTTTTTTATCAATATTTTTTAAATGTTTATCTCTAGCTTTATTTTTTATTGCCTCGATCTTTGCTGATTGTGTAATTTGATTTGCATTACTACTAAATGCTGCAAATCCAGAACGTACTTGTCTGGCTCTAGCAGTTCTATCTATAACTGTTTGTTGACCTGATGTTACCGATTCAGCCCTAATTTTTGCTAACAACTTTTCTTTTTGCCTTAGCTGTAAATTCATTTCTTTTTCTACAGCTACAGCAGCCCTCGCTGCTCTTGTAAAACTGCTCGTTCCAATGGCTGCTTTATCTAATAATGATCTTGCTCTTGAAATTTGTTTATTAAGTTTTCCAAATGTAGAAACAGCAACTTTATTCTGCTTACTTGCTTCTTTATTAAACTCCCGTATATTATCTGTTGCTCCTTTTAACTCCTTACGAAGTTTTGTTAGCTTATTAGAATTTTTTAATGCAATAGCAATATCAACATTATAATTAGCCACTTGCTATAAAAATTAAAACATTTTCTCTATATTACCTTCTTTTGCCTCTTAAAGCATTAGTTTTTTGTGCTTGTTCTTGTTGTTTTTTATATTCTTCACTTTCAATTTCAAAAAAAGCAATCCAACCTAACATTTCTTCAATAGTTAAAGTTTCACATAATTCAACAACAGTTTTATTTAATTGTTTCGCTAAAGAATAAATAAACTGCCAATCTTTATTAGCTTTTTAAATCGGCTTTAGCCTCTTTTACCTCCTTGTCAGCACCTACTGTAATCATTGCTAATTGTATTTCTTCAAGAATTGATGCTGATATTTCTCTTCTTAATGAAGCCTTATCTCCATCTTGAAAAAGTCTTGCACCATCTTTATCTAATGCCTTCTCAATCATCATTTGTAAAGCATAATCGTTAGTATCATCTGTACCAGTTTTTTTCTGTATTGATTCTCTTTCAGCAATAGTTAACGGATGCCAATACACGCTAAGAATAATCTCATCATCTTGTTTTACATCATGTTTATAAAGTTGAGAAACTCCAAACTTGTTTTTTAAAAGATCAACTGCTCTAGTCATGTTAATGTATAGCTATTAACACTATACTAGGCATTGGCACTAAATTGACAAGATATTAAGCCTAAGAAATGTGAAGAATCATCTATATCAATAGGAACAATGCCTGATATATCAGCGACTCTTGGAGAACAATTAAATGTATCAGTATAATTTGAAGCATTTACAGAAGTAAGCCCATCAATAACAGCTTCTCCTAATGAAGATAAAACAGAAGTACCTTTTCCTCTTGGAACATATATATTACATCTAATTACACCAGAATAAAAATCTTGTGCAGCACCTTGAGTTTGTTGTGTTGCTTGTCCAAAATCAACAGACATAATAATGTATTTTTTAGTCTTACCTGGTGTTTTATATACCATGTTGTCATAAACCATTTCAACAGTAGCGTCTACTGCTGCAACTGCATCTGTTACTGCTTTTTCAAAAGCTGCTCTGGTGTTTACTAAAGTCATTGATTAGCTATATCAGAAACATTTTTATAACCAACAAAACTTCTACTCGGATCAGCAAATTGTCCAATACCTTTACCTCCTTGAGCCGACTCAGAACCAAGAAGAACTTTTGACTTTTTATCTTTAAATATTTGATTTATTGTGTTTTTAAGATCACTTTGAATAAATAAATTAATTTTTTGACGAGGAGAAGCTAAAGCATAAGCAGCATATTTAGCTGTATTACCAATATATATTTTTTCATAAATTTTAAAATTATATTTTATTTTATCTATAAATCTAGGTTCAACTTTTGCTTGTGGAGATTTGTTTCCTTTTCTTGTAGCTTTTATATTTTTCCATGGGTTAAAATCTTCTCTTTTATCTTTTGGTCTAGGTCTTGTTCTACCAACTGTCCAACTTGAAGCAAAAAATCCAGTATCAATAGGACTAATAGGATCTTCCTCTCTCGATAAACCGACAAGAGTAGTTCTAACAAAAGCATTTAAGTCTTTTGTTAATTGATCTTCTAAATCAGGAGCGATATTATCTATATTATTTGATTTAGCCATCAAAACCTCACTAATAAAGTAAACAGATAAGTCTGTCCACCTTGTCTTGTATCTATATTAACTATCTGACCTACTCTTGTAGATCCAGCATAAGTTAATGTAACTTCATCTTGAAAATCAGGTT